AAGGCGACCATTCTAAATTTGATAATAGTGCGTATGCCTACAACCGAACGATTACAACATTATTGTGAACATCGTTTATCACTTTTATGATCATCATACATGAAGTAGCTACAAATAATATTATAGTAATAGAAAAAAGTGAACGAGAACTTAATACATACGACTTTTCCTAATAAATCGCCAAGATATAGTTATGAAGTTCAAAGTAAAATTACAACAACTATAACCATATATAAAACGTTTTTTACAAAATAATCGTCAAAATGGTTTAATAAGCAATTATAAACATATCGTCACGTGATTTTATAATTGCGTATGTTAACGCAACTAGAAAATATCGAATCGAATTGTATTTACCTTTTGGTTTAAAATAATTATGTTATCAATATATTATATACAACAAACACATATATGGCTATGCTATATTCCAAACGTCGCAAGAATTTTTTGGGGGGGGGGCGCAAAAAGTCGAATCGTTCGAGTAGTCAACGTTATTCTAAAAAAGGTCGACATATGAGGGGTGGTAGTATTGATACGGTGGCAAATATCAACCTAGAAAATTATGGATTCACAGGTTATCAATATAATTATCAACCTTGCAAACATTTAATAGGAGAGCGGGGTGATGAAACCCAGAAAAAAATATATATTCAATGTTTAAAAGAAACACCAGAATGGGATAATTTAGATTCTAACGCTAAAAAAGATGAGATAAAACTACAATGGAACGCATTACCTGAAATAAGTAGGAATTGTTTAATTAAAGCTTCATCAATAGAAGAACGTGATTTTATTAACAAATTTGTTAATTTAAATGATACATCTGCAGTCAATAAATGGGAAAGTCTATTTCCTGAAAAAAAGAAGTTTCTAATAGGAATATTGGAAGATGCAAAGACAAAAAAAGAATTTAGAGAAACCGAACTAATACAAGAATGGCAAACTAACCCTCGAACATATCCTCGTTATAACAGCGAAAAGAGAAACGCAGACATTTCACGTATTGATGCTGAGAGAAAATATAATGCTGCTAAACAACAGTATAACCTAGATAATGAGGGTTATAATGCTCGTAAAGAACAAAAATCTAAAGTTGATAAAATACCTTATATTCTAGGATTTAGTGGTACAAAGTATGAACAATATAAACAATATAAAGAAAAGGCTGAACTTTCGAAAACCAATATGGATGCCGCAGAACAAGAATGGGGAAGATTAAAAGCAAAATATGATACATTCGATGATACATATAGATTACCTGCCACAAATGCTGTTGATGCTACACTTCGTTCAACCATAGACTCAGAAAAGTATATCGAAAATGCAATTACAGAAATAAATTTTTTATTACAAAACAAACTTGGAGAAGAATATTTAAATGAACCGTCATTGTGGTTGGAGAAAAACCCTGAACAAAAAAATCAAATTATCAATGGCAATTATTATTCTAAGAAAGGGGTTGACACATAATAATACGTTAAATAATAAGAATAATATTTAACGTATTAATTATATGATATGATGTTGGAAAATATTCAATATATCGTGGATTTATATCGCAATGAATTTTTAAATATAATATCACATATTAAATCAGCCAAAGTTAGGGTCGTCGAATTTCATATTGATTCACAAACATTTTATGTCGATATGGATAATATTGTATATGAACCAGTAGTTAATAATAGCCGCGTTATTGGAAGTCCGTGTGGATATTTGAAAGATAAAACTATATATTTATATTAGAATTTATATTTATTCATATTCAATAAAATAATATATGATATAAATATAAAAACAAACTATTATGTCAGCAAGAAGTTTATCTTCAAAAATGGCAAATTATGCTGCTAAATCGGCTGTAAAGTCCGCTTCTAAATCCACAACATCGTTAGGTTCAGGTGATGAGTCAAGTGTTATAGATATGATTCTTATGGGAGCGGGTGTTGTTATAATCATATTATTACTTGTATATATTTATAATCGATTCATACATAAACAACCTACTAAAAATGAATATTTTGCTGATCCCAAACCCGACGCATCAGTAAAAGATAATAAATGCCCTAAGTGCCCACCACCCATGGTATGTCCAGAATGTCCTGTGTGCAATCCACAATAAACAAATTTAGATGATTTATCATATATATCGAAATTTGTGTATTGCTTTTATAATAAATAATCGCGCTAACCGATAGTTAGGTGATATCTGATCATATAATTACTATCCAGCTACACAATTCAAGATACTAGATTATTTATGCTAAAGTATAATTGTTATAACTTATATTTAACTTGATTCACAAGCATCAATTTATTGCAAACCATATAAAATAATACCTATGTATATGCATACATTGAAATAATATGCGCATCATTATTGAGAATATTCGCAACTCAAATAGTATTTTATTCTATCTATTTAAAACACAATCATATCTCAAACGGAAAGATGGTAATGACATATCATTTCGTTCGAATGGACAATGTGAAAAAACATATAAAAATTCTGGATACAAATCGCAAAACAGCGATGATACGGATGATGATAATACCAAAGATGATGATGAAAATGATAATTTTTTTATTTCATATGGTGATTACGAATATACATTTAAAGATATACATAACATGGAAATATCATTTATACGCCCACCAGAATCACACGGATTAAGTCACGATATTGACTATTTTAGAGAATTATCAATTCAGTGTGAAAGTATTGAAATATATAACGATTTTTTAAAGACGGCGAATACGCGTCATAATAAAAAAACAAATCAAACTAACATTTTCACGTGTGATAAATATGGGGATTGGTCCGTTTATAGTAAAATACCAAATAGAAAACTCGATACAATTTATACGGATAACAAGATAAAAGAACAATTGAAAAATGATATAACGAATTTTATAGGAAATGAACAAGATTATAATAAATTTGGTATTCCATACAAACGAACATACTTACTAACTGGTATTCCAGGTTCAGGTAAAACGAGTATTATAAAGTCCATCTGTTGTGAATTTGGTTATCATTTATCAATGCTTTCTATATGTAAGGAATTTGACAATAATTCTCTCATGTATGCGTTCAAACATATACCTAAAAAAACAATATTGCTTATTGAAGATGTCGATTGTATGTTTGAAAAACGCAATGGAACTCGTGATAATCCGCTTGTTACATTTAGTAGTCTGCTTAATATTTTAGATGGTGTATTATATAAACACGGACTTATTATTGTCATAACGACGAATCATCCAGAGAGACTCGACCGTTCAATTATGCGCATGGGGCGTATTGATATCATTATCGAAATGAATTATCCACGAAAAGAGGAATTGAGTTGTTTATTTCGCGATATGATGATTGGTCGTATAATCGATACGTCTAATATAACTACACAATTTAACACATTTTATACAATGATCGGTGGCAAACACATAACAATGTCAGAAATCGTAAATTTTTTATTTCGATATCGTGAAAAATGGGTGGATAACATAACTGAATTATTAGACAATACATCATTTATTAAAAAATCAACCGGCGATAGTAGTTGTGATGCAATGTTCATTTAACCACAATGTTCAAATATAAATCAGACTGTTAGTTGGGTTGAAATATATATCTATACTCTATTCTTTATCAAAAGAAAAACAATAGAATATATTATCAACTATAAAAATGACACATATTGGTCATTCGTTGGTTCATTATAACCTCTTCGACGGGGATCATTATAAAATTTATATATGGTATAGCCCAATCCAACTACAGCTACTATACTGAATAAAATGATTATAAAAATTAACATTTGTTAGTTTATATATATTATCATATTTAATTTTATATGAGTGATAATAATCTATCGATGTTAAATGTTAGTAGTATTGTTATATCAAATATACGCAATAGTTTATGTCCTCGTATGATTGTCATGAAAAAAACATATCCAATCGGGTTTGAATTATTCAATGTAAAAACACCATTTGGAATAGATGTTGCTTATGGTAAATCGTATATTAAATTAGAATTTGAAAGTCAAACAGAGCAATATTTGTTGCTGCGTGAAATCGAAAAAAGATTGATGGTATTACAACATCCAATTCCTATTAAATCGTGCCTATATGGTACATGTGGTATAAGTGCTTTAGTAGATAAAAATGTAGAAATATTTATGAAAGATACACAAGAAACCGAGAATATATTGAAACCTATAAGTTCATATGGAATATCTAGAGGTGATATATTAGATATTGTTTTAGAATTAGGCAATATCTATGTTCATAATAATGAGTGCACTTACAAATATATTGTGAAACGGATCATAAAACATTAGAATCTATATTTTGCGTTAAAAAATGATATAAAGAATATTATTAACTTCATATATATCTATTATAGAACACAATGTCATCATATAAAATAGTGAATTACAAAACATTTGATTTGAAAACACTCAAATACGCAAATCCTGAAAAAACGCGCGGAGGTGCTTTTTTCATTAAAGTAGATACAGATTATGAACTTTTATTTTATCCCAAAGAACCATTTGTATTAAATACCGGATTTACATTATCTGAAAAAGGAACACATATAAATATTAATTTAAAAGATACCGAATTTGGTGCTTTTATTCGTTCTCTGGACGATTATAATATCGATTGTATTCATCAAAATTGTAAAAAATGGTTTGGTAATGATTTGCCACTTAATGTTATTAAGCAATTTTATGTTAGTAATATGGATGAGAATTATAATTTAAAACTACAAATACCTATGTCAAAAAAAACAATCGATATAAAAGTGTTCGATGATAAAAAAAATGTTATTGAACATACAAACTTGATAGAAGGTATCCAAATCATAATTGTTGTCAGATATTTGGGAATTAAATTTTTAAAACATGAGGCAGTTATGGATTTGGATGCTGTTCAAATTATGGTACATAAACCAAAACCAGTTGAAGTTATTCCACCTCAACCTACAGCACAAGTAGGTGAAACAATATTTAAACGAATGCAACAAAAGGAATTATTAATCGAAAAAACAGAGCAAGTTCGATTGGCATTTCAAGAAGCAGAACGTGCACAATTGGTGTATCAAGAATTACAAAAAAAAGCGATGGAGTTATCACGCGAATTACACGATATACAAGAAGAATATGACGGTGATGGTGATGGATGCGACGATAACTATGGAGATGATGGAGATGATGATGTTGATGAGGATAGTGAGGATGAACAAGATGACGCAGACGCCGATGATGAGCAAATCGTTGTTGAAAACGGGGGAGATGATTATCCTAAAGAAATCGATTTAATTGTATCGAGTGATAATCCATAAATTTCATAAAAAGTTTGATGATTTTCCAATATTTCACTCAATACAATTCCATTATATTGAGTGTATTTATATACGGTATGCTTTTGTTTATTAAAATATTCATATTGAATAGGAAATGATGGCAATAATGTTAAATGCGTTTTAATGCTTAAACATTCGGGTTGTGGCATATATGTTATTATAGGAGTATGTGATAGAGTATTTGTATTTTCCGCTTTATTCATGACATACACAGAATCGTGCGTGTAATATTTTAATAAATGAGAAACAACCGGTTTTTCATTTTGTTCCAAATTATTTTTAATTGAATTCCACTTTTTTTTATCTATCTTTGTATTAAATAATCGATTGTCACATTCAGTTCTACCTGCATAATATTTGTGTTCTATTTCCATTATTATATAGTATTATGTATTTATAGTGTGTTGGTTTTTAAATCATTTTTTTATAAAGTAATATATGTTTATAACCATATTATAAATTATAAAGATATAATATAGTCATGAATCTACAATTAAGAAAGTTTGATATGGCACATATTAAAGACGATAGCGTTATTGTATTTATAGGTCGAAGAAATACCGGAAAAAGTTTCTTAGTTAAGGATTTTTTATTTCATCATAGAGATTTTCCAATAGGAACAATTATATCAGGAACAGAAGCGGCATCTGGTTATTATGGAAAATTTAATCCAAGTTTATTTATTCATCACGAATTTACAGCAGAATTAGTAGCAAATGTTCATAAACGGCAAAATATTGTCATTGAAGAGCAAAAAAAAGAAATTAAAAATAGAATACCTTACGATTTTGATTGGAAAGACAGAAATAAAGATGGGCAAAGAAATAGTGATGTTAGTTATGATGTTACTCGTAAAGAATGTTGGATATCACGTTCAGAATATCAGTTAAATGTGTCAAAGGTAAATACAATTAAAGAAGAACGTGATGGTCAGTACCTAGTATCGTGGAAAAATGAAAATATTCCGGCTAATATTGACGCGCGAGCATTTTTATTATTAGATGATTGTTTATATGATAATACATGGACAAAGGATATAAATATTCGTGCTTTTTTTTTGAATGGGCGACATAAAGATTTAATGCTTTTAATAACAATGCAATATGTAATGGGTATTCCACCTCTTTTACGTACAAACATTGATTATGTATTTATTTTGCGCGAACCTTATACACAAAATCGAAGAAGAATTTACGAAAATTTTGCCGGTGTTTTTCCGACATTTGATGTATTTTGTCAGATAATGGACCAATGCACTGAAAATTTCGAATGCCTTGTTATTCATACAAATTCTAAATCAAATAAATTAGAAGACCAGGTTTTTTGGTATAAAGCTGAAAATCACACGGATTTTAGAATAGGTGCTGATGAATATTGGAAATATCATAATGAAAATTGTGCAGACCAAATGATATCAACAAATGATGATGCGGAAAGTATTAATAATGTAAATCAAAACAAAAAAGGGCCTAAAATACATGTAAAGAAGGCATATTAATATGATGAAAAATATAGATATGTTGATTTATTAGATAGATAAATAAATCAAATAAATAATTATAGTGTGAGGTTTATAGTTATGGACAACTCTTTCTAAATCATATGGATACTGTTTAAAACGTAATTATTTATTAATATGTGTGCTAATAAGATTATATTATACTTTATAATATTTAATTAATAATTGGATTAATATTCTATATTATTTTATTTGTATAGTATATAACAACCTTACTAAATGTCAGCTCCAGCTTCAAAAGTCATGGCTGCTAAAATATCAGCATCAGTTCAATCTGGTGACGCTTCATCTTTACTCAAAATATCACTCATGGTAGGTGGTGCTGTATTATTAGTGCTACTTCTTGTTTTCTTATACAAAAAATTCGTTGCTAAAAAACCTAAAAATGAATATTTTGAAAATAATGAATATTTTGAAGAAACGACCGGAGAGGCCGGAGAGACCGAAGAAATGACCGAAGACGAAAAAGAAGCAGAACTAAAAAGAAAAAATGCGGGAACTCCCGAACTAACAATGGGTTGACGAATAAACAATAACACAATATATAATGATCACCATTACGTTATAAATTTTATAAACCTTGTAAAATTTATAACATTATCACAATATAATTTTAACTCGGTTGTATAAAATTCATTTAACCTGATTTTATTGATTAACAATAAGAAATAAAATCAAATATAAGAATATATAGTCAATGTCGTGTAATATTACGTGTGCCATAGCAGTAGGTTTAATCGTGATGAGTCTTGCTACATTAATAGGAACCAAAAAATCGCTTTTATTGCATAATTTTATAGATACTCTCGATGATAAACAAAAGGGTATCTATTTTGAAATCATTCAACAACGATTTGGGTATTTTATACAAGGAAAAATATTAGGGCTTCTAATAGCTGGCGCATATTTGTATCACGCTCTTCAAAATAATATGGAATCGAATTCAATCGTGTGCATGGTCGTATTGATTATATTCTCGACACAATACATTTATTACAAAATGATGCCGAAAACAAAATGGATGTTGGAATATTTAAATAAACCCGACCAAATCAAATCTTGGTTAGAAGTTTATAAATATATGAATCATCGTCTTCATGGTGGATTTTTATTTGGTATCATTGGGTATGGTTTATTAGTATGGAGCCAACTATAATTTATACTTATTGTTATTTGGTATAACAATGTTCTATTCCAAATAATAATGTAGTATCTTGAGTTAAAATTATATAATTATTATATATATTGAGTGAAATGGTTTATCAAACATCGAGAAAACAAAATATACATCAGAATGCAAAAAAAACTAAAAAACTATATGGTGGTTCAGGAGCAGTTGCGTGCGCAGGAGATGGCAAAAGTCAAAAATCAACAACGGGACCACTTCAACGAAGCATGAATCAAGCGCTTACTACAGGTAATGTTGCTGAAATGCGCAGGCTCATTGATGAAAACCAAGAACTATTCGCAACAACATGTGAAAGGGGTATTATAACAATGCTTTTACGATTTGCGATTCAACAGCGCGATGATACATTACTATCTACTATTTTTCATCGATTGACAATGAAACGTGATTTTTTCGATTTAATGGTCTACAAGCACGATGTTGATTATAATATTAATTTATTTACAACATATATTGATTCAGCGTTATTAGAATCGAAAGATATTCGATTTATTATTGAGAATAATTTGCTGTATTTATTAAACTATTTGGATGGAAAATTTATGTATGATTCCGGTGGTGTAAAATCAACATTCGATAAATCAATACTCTGTCGATATTTATTACCGGATTGTGCGTATTATATTGCCAAAATAATGGCAGAATCTACTGCTCAAATAATGAAATCTGATCCAAAAATTAAAGCAGAAGGAAACGCATCAGAACGAACGCGTATGGCAAATCAAAAAATGCGTCCAGTTGTTGAAGGAATGCGTCAGTTAGAATATGACGTTATTATTGATGGTGGAAATATTCTACATTCGCGCAACGGTATTCCAAATTCAACTGATTTGGAAACAGTATTAGCGATTGTTCGTGCGCGTCGTCTTCGACCTATTGTTATTATACATCAATCGCATACTAATATTAGAAATAAAAAAGCAGCGTCATATGCTCCACGTGTTAATGAATTACTTGCTGGTGTTCAGCATCTCATTACACCAGCACACGTAAATGATGATTTATTTATATTGCTTGCGTATCTTATGCGACTTGATACTATTCAACAAGGTGAATATCATCACCAACCAAATGGTCCTTCATGCCATATTATTACACGTGATACATATACAGATCATATGGCGATATTCAAAAAAACGGAAAAAAATATGTCAACTGATTTTGGCGGACATTTAGCACATAATTTGGTTTCATTCACGAATGTCAATGGAAATATACAAATTCCCACATTAAAAGGGTATTCGGGTTGTATTCAAGTCATTGGTTCGATGGTATATATTCCGTTATCTGGGGCAAATGTTGGTCATTTTGAAGAAATACAATTATAGTATAATTTATTGCTCATTATGAACGGAACCATTACAGATTTTCATATGTTTGCCAAACGCGTAACGCAACAAAATATGTAATTACAATCGATTGATCATTGCGTTATTTTTACGTTTTAGGGTTATAGAATTCTATGCTTTAGCTACACCTTATAGTCTCTATATCATGTCAAAACGCGGCAAGGGTTATTCATATTTATCTATATATTCTGAAAAATTATTATTAATTACACCGACCGAAAAGAAAAATGAGACTACGTAACAGTTAGAAACATCCGGGCATGTACTTTCTTTTTAGTTGGCGTAATAGTGTTTATATTAGTATTATTGATACTACATAATGAATATAACAATATCATATTATATTCATTATGTTTACATTTCAAATGCCGATTATTATTTATGCACTTTATTCACCAAAGGCAAACGATGGTGTATAGTTTATAATTCTACCAAGCCTTTTTAAATATTGTGGTATTTCACTTTTAAAATTACCCGCAAAATGTAATGTAAATATTTTTGTATTGTATACAGATATATTACTATATGTTGAATTAAAAAAATACCAATCGAAGCTATGTATATTATTCTTATATTTATATAATAAATTTTCACAAAAACTACCTTGTTCATAATAACTTCCAGCCCAGAGACCACTTGTACGCCATCTATTATCATTATTAGTCCAATTAGTTTTATTATATAAATCCATCCATTCATTTATTATAGTCTTACCATTATCATTATTAGTCCAATTAGTTTTATTATATAAATCCATCCATTCATTTATTATAGTCTTACCATTATCATTATTTAAAACCATAAAAACACCAGCGTTGAATGGACTTTTCCATAATATATTATCAGGAGATAGAAAAAAACTTTTATTTTCTATTATAATATCATCCAATTTAATATTACTATTATAAATACATGCATCTGTGTCTAACCATAAAATGCCTTTGTATTTATTTAAAAGTAAATATTCTTGAACTAATTTTACTTTTATCCAATAAGGAGGTAGATCATATTCTTGAGAAATAAAAATATGATCATATTTATGTAACTGGCAATATGTTTTATTGATACTAATTAGACAATTAGCATTAACATTAAGATGTCTATTATCATATTGTATTACTAAATATGTTTTACTAAGAGACATCATATTATATACAAATATTAAAAATTAATAATTTAACCTTTATAGTATTGAATCTATTTTAATATTTATATGTGCTAAAGCAAATAAAACATATCTAATATAAAAAACAGGCGTTTGAAATGTAAAAAGGTGCAACCATATTTTTAAATTTGGGTTGATTATCAAATAATAAAATTTTATTATGTATTTATTTATTGTTTATTACCCATTATGGCGTCGCGCATATTTATTATTTATAAGCAATAAATAATAAATATTTCTAAATTATATGCTTTGGCGACGAGTTGCATACGACATCAAACCACGCTAATGGGTAATTATATTTATCACAAGTCAATATTCGATTTTATTTGACATTGTATACGTCAAATAAATTGTAAATATTATATTAATTATGTTAATTTAATAATCACGTTAAATAAAAGATGTAATGTAATTATATAATTAAATGATAATTGATGAAAATTCTGTGCCGGGTCGTTTATTTTTAGCACGAGGTGAATATTTAGTTATAAACCAGACGGTAGTGTATAATACGGCTCAACGTATTATAACCAATGAACGACAATCATTTGTAAGAGATATTAAATTTGATACATTTCTATCTCAAAATCAAGTACAAGGAAATTCGGTTATATCTCAAGAGTGGTTTTATACCACATTTCCAGATCAAAAAAAAATGGCAAAACATACATTTACATTGTCAACGTATAGTGATAATACTTTTTCTAAAAAAATAGGAGAAATTACATTTAGTTCAAATCTCTTTGACTACGGAACAGACGGAAATATAGTAGCAAATCAATCAACCGATATTCCTTTTGGTGGATCAGATATTAGTACGTTATTTGTTCAATCGGCACATGGTATTTATGATAAAATACATAAAATTGTGCTAGTCAATTATGATATTTTTGGAGCATATATCATTTATTTTGTTAAAAAATATTAATTCTTACAACGTTTTGATGCCTTATGTGTGTCAGCATCTTCTGGAGTTATTACTAACGCATACAATAATAAAATAAGTTGTCGAATAAATAAGAATAAAAGTAAATTATAGATAAAAATATTATAGTTTATGATTGCAAATAATAAGTCTTACAGTGTCATTCATCTTTATGGTATATTTATATATGTTTTAGAGTAAATTAATTTGTAAATTTGATAAACATTCTTACCCCAGCACATTTATCAAATCATATTTCTAGAAAGAGGTATAGAATCATCAAAACAATGTAAAGGTTACGCATAAATAAGAGAATGTTTGATTTTATATTAAATAAACATGGCATCATTGAAACACATATAATTCATCAATTTACACAATTTTTCTTATTCATCTTTTGACAAATAAGAAAAATAAGAAATAACGTGTCTCCCGCTGTTGGTTAAGTTATTGATATATGATTATTGTTATTATATGTATAACGATGGTTTTCTATTATTTATTAAATTATATTCGTTAACCATTTGAGCAATGTGCAGCCCTATTATACCACTACCGAAAAATATAACAATATTTTTGTAGTTATAGATCGCACACAAAATGATAACTATACCTGTTGCGATTGATTTAAAATGAACGAGATATAAAGGTGAATTTGATTTATTGAGGTAATGTAATACTGACCAACATTTTTCTGGTAAACTTGAATGGTCAAATGTTTCAAATTTATAAAAATACAGCATTCCAATAATCAATCCTAGTATTATAACATAAACGGCATACATATACTATTATATTATTATACTGATTTAATTAATCGTCGTTATGTATCTGTCATTTATATTATTTTTTTTTCATGAACATCGTCGAATAGTGTATCTTGACCAAGGAGCATCTTTAATTTGACAATTTTTACTACAACAATCATTATCAAAACTACATCTCTCATTTTGAGGATAACACAATAGATTGGTTGTATTTTTTATGACACCTTCCGCAACTATTCCAGTTAATGACCTTGAGTGTCTATATCCTCCATAACTACTTCCACCCCTATAAGATGATCGCAATGGATCAGTATTTATTCCAGTAGTACGCTTAATAGCTGTAGCAGCAACTCCTAATACAACTGCTTCGGTTAGAGAGGGCGTATATCCATATCTACCTGACCTATATCCATACCCAGACGAACGACTACCTAAATTAATATTAATATTTGTTTTAGACTTGGGTGCTATTGGTGACTTCGGTGTTGATGAAGATTTCGGTTTAGAAGTGGCAGTAGATTTAGAAGCAGGCTTCGCAGCAGGCTTAGGCCTCGCAGCAGGCTTAGGAGTAGGCTTAGGAGTAGAAGTAGGCTTAGCAGCAGGCTTAGGAGTAGAAGTAGGCTTAGGAGTAGCAGCAGGCTTAGGAGTAGCAGCAGGCTTAGCAGTAGGCTTAGGAGTAGAAGTAGGCTTAGCAGCAGGCTTAGGAGTAGCAGCAGGCTTAGCAGCAGGCTTAGCAGCAGGCTTAGGAGTAGAAGTAGGCTTAGCAGCAGGCTTAGCAGCAGGCTTAGAAGCAGACTTACCACCCTTTGCTTTAAATGTCTCTACGCGATAACTATCCATATAAGATAATATGAACACAACACCAATAAGTAAAATAATAAGTATAAGTATCCGTATTAAAATACGATTCATATTATATTATAATCATAGAATATGATTTATCAATGTAATGCGTTGTATTGTAATTAGTATAACATATTTATTACATATAATTAATGAGAATGACCCGAATTCTATTATATTTAGCCAAACCTATCTATGGTGGATGGGTATCATTCACATCGCATTTAGCAAGAAAAGAAAACCTACACTTATACAAAATAGGAACGCGCACAGAAAAAAAGAAACGCCCATATGGATATTCCGTTGAGTATCAAAATATTAATTTGGATGCATTGGATGAATTTATGATACAAGGTTCAACTCCCATTATAACAGCCATAGATAAAAATTATTACCACGTATTGGAACATATGTCACAAAAAATTGCTGAATATCCACATATACGTCTATCCATTGTTCTGCACGACCCTACCGAATTTAGTAAAGGCGCAAAAAAACAATTACTTGAATTATTGAAATCGATGAAAACAAATATCAAAATAATAACTATTCGCAAAACGGTTCACGATATGTTATTATCACTTGGCATAGAATCGCAATTTATTATCCATCCATACGTTCTATCATCGAATGACCAAAAAAGTATTGACCAACGTCAAGGTGCTGTATCTATTTCTCGTATTGATTACGATAAAAATATCGATATTATTGTCAAAGCGAATGCTACAATGAATACCGTACATAAAATTGTATTGTACGGCGACCCCAATGAGCGCTACATCTATCAAAAATTAGTTGAATACGATAGTTTTAAAAAAACGGACCCGGAAAGTATGTACCGTGGCAATTTTCCGAAATCCGCGGATGCTTTACACAATATATTAGAATCGCGATTGTTTGTCGTGGATATGTCGTCCATATATGGAGATGGCGGTGGAACGCAATATACATTTTT